GCAGGGACTTGATGAGCGCGATCTCTTCTTGCGTCCAGTCGAGCTTTTGATCCATGGCGAACTCGATGAGGCGGCGCAGCTCGCCCTCGGAGGCATGATCCCGAGAGCCTGCCAGATAGTCCACAGCCCCCCGGTTGGACGACATGATGGCCAGCGTGGCCCAGACGGACAGGTTCAACCGCTCGCGGTTGGTGCCCGCCTCCATGCGCTCTTTGCCGCGCCCCTCGGACATGCTAAACAGGAAGGCCGGGAACCACTCAAAGTCCTTGCGGTTGTTGGTCGTGATCTCATCCGTGATGAGCGGTAGGCTGCGCAGGTGCCCGAGGCGTTGCTGCATGGCGACAGCCGAGGTGCCAGAGCCTGTGCGGTAGTGCACCGGATGGCCCCAGATGGATGCGCCCAAGTCCAGCGACAGCGACTTGCCGGTGCCCGACTCGGTCGAGGCCACGTGGACTGTGCAACCAAACAAGCCCGTGAACTTCATCAGCGGCGCTGCCGCGCTGGCCATCATCACCGCCAGCTGATCCCACATCTTGCGCCGTATCAGCATCTGCACAACCTTGCGCCAGTTATCCAGCGAGCCTGTGGCCTGCGTGTTGTTGACCACATTGGCCAAGTCCGGCATCGGCACCAAAAGCGGCGACGATCCTTGTGCATAGACCCTGCTGCCGTAGACGAATGTGCCATCGTCTTGCCACCCGCAGCTTGACGGGACGGCCACAGGGTTGCGCTCGGTGCTCATCTTCTCGACGCTGGCGCGGACGTACTCGTAAAAATTCTTGTCGTTGCCCGAGCCGAACGCTGCCATGACGTTCTGATTGGCCAGATGCTTGAGCGTCTCATCACGACTGGCCACGCTCTTTTGCGGCACCAGCACCTCGCTGATTTTCTTGTTGCGGATGACTCCGAAGTGCACCTCGTGGCTGCCGCAGTTGTTGAGTATGTCGACCGGGTATATGGTGTGCGAGCACAGCAGCACCAGTTGCTTGACCTCTGTACCGTCCTCGGCCAGTGCGCCGCGCTCCATGAACACCCCGCCATGCTTGCCGTAGGCGTAGCCCTTGGGCGGCTCGGGCAGCAGCACCTGATTGCGTATGTCGTCGTCCTGCGCAGGGACCTCGACCTCAACAGACACGGCCTCCTTGACCACATCCATATCCCGGCCCCAAAGCAGCGGGTTGGTAATCTTGCCCCAGTGCGGACAGCCCCGGCAGATACCGGGCTGCGCCTCGTCCATGGCAGCGCAAGAGTACGGGCCTTTGATCTCGACGAGCTTCTTGTGCATGCGCTCGTGGTCGTATGGGTGCAGGTCCGACAGCCACACGGCGGCTTTTTCACCGTCTTGGCAGACCTTGGCCCAACTGAGCAAGCCACGCCAAACCGGCTCCATGCCGTCCTCTTCTGCGTTTTCCACGTAGTTCTGGAGCTGGGCGCAGCCGCTGCCGTGCTTTGTCTTGAGCAGGATTTTTTTGAACAGCGTCACGCTGTTTTGCGTCAGCGCCTTGGACAGTTGGGAAGAAGGATTGACACTGGTCGGTCTGCTACCGGGCAGCGTTAAAGAGCTGGAGGTGGGTGCGGGGAGATTGACGAAGTCAGGGTCTATCCCTTGCGCTATCAGGACCGCGTCAATATCCGATACGTTGAACCGATCGCCCTCGGAGACAAAGCGCACACGGGTGGGCTCACGCACAGCCTTGCCGTTTTTGATCCCGGTGTTGGTGGTGTCGGGTACGCGCAGCACACGGGAAGCATCGCTGGTGATGGCGTTGTCGATCTTGAGGCCGTGCTTGTGGCACAGCTCCTTGAACCGTTTGGCCAGTGGATACCAGTCCTGCTTGAACAGCGGCTCACTAAGCGGCCAGTACGCATGGATGCCGCCGCCCGATGCCACGAGCCACGGATCGCCCAGCGCAGACAGGCCTGTGTCAGCGCAGAACTTTTGCAGAGCCATCGCGGCGACCTTGGCACTGGGGTACGACTTGGCCTTGATCTCTGTCTTGCCAGTCTTCTTGTTGAGCTGCGGCAGGTCCTTGGGGTGGTTGCAGTCAATGTCAACGGCCAGCACCTGACTGGCGTGCATGTTGTCCTTGGTGCGGTCCTCGTCGGTGCCGAACGTGCCCAGCGCAAAGTACGTGTCGTAGCCTTTGTTCGCCCACTTCTCAACCGTGGGCATGATCTCCTCAAGCGTCTGTCCAAAGACGTGTTCGTTCTTGTTTGTCAGTTCTACCGCGCAGTAGTAGCCATTACCCGGCGACGGCAAAACCGCCGCTAACATATCGAGCGGGGTCATGGGAGTCCTTCGGTTAATGAGTTACAGCGGCAGCGTCAGTTGCTTTGGGTCGATGGTAGAGGCGGTGTGTTGTTCAAGACCGCCCGTGTAGTAGTTCAGGCGGCGCAGCAGTTCAATCGCCCACTCGGCAGGCAACGAACCTTCCTCAACCATCGCAGCTCCATACTTGAGCAGCTCTGCGTTGGTCAGGTTTCGAGGTTTAATTCCGTGCATATCTTGCTCCATGCGTCTTCCGCGTTGTGTGATGATTGAAGAATTTTGAGCAGCCACTCGGCGCGATCGCGGTAGGCGGGAAAAATCTCACCGCCCATGAACCAGTTATAAGCTGTCTGGCGCGTGATGCCCAGAGCCTTGGCGATACGCACAACCGAGAAGTCGTGGTAGATGGCCCACCGCCCAAGCTGGTTGCCCAGAGACTTGGGTGTGTCCGCCACCTTGTTGATGATGTCTTGAGAATAGGGCATATGTGTTGGGCGGGGCCTACTCGCTGCGTCTGGGTAACTCGTTGCGCTTTAGAGTGCGCAATTTCCGTCCAGCATCCGCTTTCGGCCCCGATCTTCTTACTCGTCGTCCCAGTCGCTCACAATGTCAGCGAGCTTGGACTTCTTGGCAGGGACTGCCGCCGCCTTGGTCGTTTCCTTGCGCACTTCCGGCTCGTCGTCAGCGTCAGCCACAGGCTTGGTCTTGGGGGCCTTGGCCGCTTTTGGGGCGGGTGCTGGGGCCTCATCTTCGTCCTCTGCCACCGGCTTGGCAGGAACCGCCTTTGGCGCTGCACCGGGGATCGACATGGGCGCAGCCCTCACGCCGTCAGCTTGTGCCACCGTCATGGTCACAGCCTTCTTGGCATCCTCGGAATCAGCCTGCGCAACCACAGTCGGGTACTCCTCGTCGGTCAGCCAGCGCACAGGCTGGAAAAACAGCTTGGGAGCCTCGGCCTTGGTGTCGAACTTCATGCGGGTGACAATCTGCTCGGGGTTGACCGGAGGGGTCTGCGCCGCGAGGAACCGGGCGTAGGCTTGCAGGGGACGCTTGTCGCCGTCTTCCTTGCCAAAGATGCTCGTAGCGGGCAGCGTCAGCTGCAGCACATCACCATCGGGGTTGTTGGCCAGCACAACAGCAAGGCGCTGCTGGAAGCGGCAAGCACGGCTGTTACCCATGCCGGAGCCTGCTTCGTTCTGGGGGCAACCCATACAGGTTTTGTTCTGCGGGGACTCGATGCTGGCATCGGGCTTCTCGCCATCGTTGCTCCAGCAGTCAGGGCGCACAACCTTGTCGGCGTCATACGCGCCAGCGTAGAAGATGCGGCTGACCTTGGGGGCAGCACGAACGATGATGACATCGAGGTGACGGTCGTCCACACTGGCGATCTCCTTGCCACCGGCCACCAGACGGAACACGCCGCCTTTGATGGAGATGCGCTTGGTTGATACGCCTGCGCCGCCTGTGAGGGCTTTGGCAGTGTCGGACAGCTCGTTGTTACGGGCAAAGGCGGGGACGTTTGAAGACGAAAAGAGCGTGATGTTACTCATGGTTGCGTTACTTTCTAGACTTGGTTACACGAATATCGAACTCAGTGACTGAGTTCAATCCCGGCGGCACAGTGCCGGGGTTTTCTTCCAGAAACTGTGCCATGTTGCTTTGAGCGATGCGCTTTTCCAGCAGGTCGATGACTTGATGCTCAAGCACGAATGCCTTGAACGAGTCCCAGTCCTGCGTGTTAAAGCGTGTCTTCTTCATCAGCGACACGGTTCCGTAGGAAGTCTGCACAGATGTCAGCCCGAGAGCCTTCATCTGATCCTTGATGGCGATGCGGATTTCGGTGCGCTGCTCTTCAAGCTCTGCGATCTGCTTGTCGAGCAACTCCATCCGTGCCTTGATCTTGCTGTGAATGGCGACCAGCTTGTCGAGTGGCACAGACTCGACTGCGGTGCCTGTATCTTCAGTGTCAGTCATTGCTTTCTCCTGTAATTTGTTTGTCAAGCGTTGGACAGTTTACACGGTTTTTTCTGGCATGCAACCCCCTTTCACGAATTTATTTCGAGTGCAAACATCTCGGTCAGCAAAGTGTTGTCGTTCACTTTTGCGCCGAGGGCTTTGAACATTTTTTTCTCAACGGGAGAACCCTGAATATGAATAACGGTCACCTTGTCGGAGTTCTGCCCCTTGCGGTCGGCACGGGCAATACATTGGATGTACTGCTCCACGCTCATCAGGGGGCCGTAGAACACCACCGTGTCGGCGGCAGTTAGGGTAATCCCGTGGGCGGTTGCCGCAGGCTGCATGACCAGCACCCTTGGGTTGGGGTCGGTCTGGAACCGGTGGATGATGTCGCCGCGCTTACCGGCAGATATGCCTCCGTGGATGCATTCGTTCGTTATGCCCTTGGCCGTGAGGTGCGTCTGGATGGTGTCGATGACCGAGCGGAACAGCGCAAAGATGATGACCTTGCGCGATGTCTCTTCGAGAATCTCCTCCAGCACGCCCAGACGGGGCGCAGCGTCAAACTCCACCACCTCCTTGGTGTCCGTGTATGCGGCTCCGCAGCTGATCTGTAGCAGCTTTGAGAGGCTGGCAGCGGCGTTGACCGCAGTGATGACTTCCCCGGAGGCCTGCACCAGCATCTGCTCTTTGAGCAGGTTGTAGTACTTGGCCTGCTGCGGCGTCAGCGGCACCTCGCGGGTGAGCGTCATCACAGGTGGCAGGTCCAGACACTGATCCTTGGAGAACCGGATGGCTGGCTGCAGGGCGTTGAACACCCTGTCCTTGGCATCCGAGCGCGGTGCCCACTTGTACATGGTGATCTTGTTCATCACCTGATCGCGCCAGCCTGTGAAGAACAGCGGCACGCCATCCGGGTTGACCAGCTTGGCAAGGCCGTAGGCGTCTGCAGGCGACTGCGAGGCAGGGGTGCCCGTCATCATCCACAGGTGTGTGGTCGGTTTGAGGATGGCCTTGAGCGTCTTCCAGCGCTTTGTCGTCACGGTCTTGTAGGCGTTGCAGTTATGTACTAACCAGTGATCCCCAACAAAATAGTTAGGTGTCCCCTCAACTTCGAGGTTGAAGACATCGACGCCACCTTCGCATTCGATATACGAAACACTTTCCACCCAAGCTGCGCCAGCTTCGCTTCTTTCTTGCGATCTTGTTGCTGTCTCGCCAACGCTGTGTGGCTGTTCCCGTCCACCTCCAAGCCTATCTTTAGGTGCGGCCACGCAAAGTCGAGCTTGTAGTTCGTAGGAAAGCCGGGCTGCCTCCCACCCAACACTACCGGGTAATTCCATACCCAACCCGTGGGCAAGGCTGCGGAAGTCAGTCGCTCCGACGCCGTCATGCCCGTGCCGTTGCCTTTGCGTTGCATCGGCTTGTGCCCTTTGGCTTTCGCTACTGCCGACAACTTCGCTCGATGCTCCGCTGTTTTTGGCCCCGAGGGTCTCCCCCGTTGCTCTGGCGACAAGTTGTTGAACACGCTCTTGCCGGGATTCAGTGAGTGCCACCTCTTCCGTGCGCAGGATTTGGAGCAAGTCAGGCCAAGGGGTTGGTTGTTCGCCATACTCCGAAGCACCCGGGAACGCTCTCGGGGAAATTCCTGCCCGCAAACAAGACAGCTCAACACCAGACACGAGCCTTCTTCCCGCAAGATTTTTGGCGCACACCCATCCGGCGTCGGTAAAGAAAGGGTGTTCCGGGGTGCAGCGTATTGTTTTTCCGTTTCCAAGTTTGACCTCGACAAGCTGTTTGGTTGTGTTACGTACAAGCCGTTTTATACACATTACCCCATCCGATGTCAACACCTTGTCTCCGGCCTCAAGCTGTTCGATAGGACGCCTCCCCAGCGGGGTTGAAACAAGGGTGCCGGCCACAAAGCACTCGTCCACGATAACTAAGTCAAATCTGCCGTCCTGCTGTATTTCTGGAGCAATCAGGTTCAACCCGTCGTAGTTGCAGATCACGAAGTCGTAGTCCTGCTGGATCATCTCGATGCGCCGTGATGCCTTGGCATGGTGCGCCACGATTGCTGATCTGTGGATGATGCTGTTGTTGAGGTCGCTCAACCACGCCGAGTGCATGATCGACAGTGGGCACAGGATGAGCACTCTGCGCACGAACCCCAACGACATCAGGTAGTCTGCTGCCCACAGGGAGGCAAGCGTTTTGCCAGTGCCGGGATCGTTGAAGCAAAACGCCCGCTTATGCATCGTGAGAAACGATGCGGTATCCACTTGGTGCGCCATAGGCTTGTATCGCCCGGGCCATTTGTAGCGCCGTGTGATTGGTGACTGGATGTCCTTGACGCCAAGGTTCTTGAGAACCCGTGCTTCGTCCAAGCCCCAGTACACCGCCACATCGTAGCCGCCGTCTTCACGCTCAATCACCTTGTGCTTTGGAATGATGCGGTACTTGTCAGGGTTGCGTGTCCTGAAGACGACCGCTTTGTCGTCGATGATGTCCACTGCCTTCTCCTAGTTTTACTTGTCGCTCATGTTTGCTTTTGGGCTGCGCAGTCGGGTGTTGCCTTTTGTTGACTTGCCCCCTGCACGCAAGGGCTTGATGTGGTCGATGTGTTTGCCTGCTCGATCCACGCCCGCCTTGTCGTACTCACGACGCGCTCGCTGGCGCTCGATCTGATCGGCTGTTTCACCGGATTTCTTTTGCAGCTTGTAAGCATGCTTGTAGTCCCTCTTTCCATTTGTTTGCATATCAATCTCTCTTTCGGTTGTACTCGCACGTCTTGACGACGCACCAGCCACACAGCGGTGTAGGCTTTGGATTCCACACCCCCGACTCATGTGCCTGTTCAATGCGGGCGACACGCTCCCGGTAGTCCCACCAATACTCGTCAGCCTCACCTCGCAGGAAGCTGGCTTTGACGAGGTCGTTCTTTACCACGAACAGCAGCGCGCCGCTCACCTTGCGGATGTGCGGGAAGTGCGCAAACACCATCAGCGCCATCAGCTTGAGCTGCTCTCTGTCCGGGTACTTGTTGTTGCCCGTCTTATAGTCGACCACGCGAGCTGTCAAGTTGTCATCGTCGATGATCAGCAGGTCGGCAATACCCCGGCACCAAACCTCGGGATCATTAAAAGAACAGGGTGACAGGTCTGCCCTGATCCCCATCTCATGCTCGCACAGCTTCCTGCCCGGCTTGGACTTGAGCGCATCGAGCGTGTCCTTGACGAACTCAAACTGAGGCGGCAGTGGCGTGTCCTCCTTGATGTAAAACTCCGCCGCCTCGTGCAGCTCCTTGCCGTACAGCGTAGCCTGCGTGTCCGTGAACGGGTAGTTCTTGAGCACCTTGACCTCGTGATACCTGCGCGGGCACCCTTCGTAATCCTTGAGGGCGCTGTGGCTCCACTTGATTGTCATTGCGTATCCTTAAAAACGAGCCGATGCAATGGCCTTGGCCAGACGGCTGGCAAACTCTTCGACGAAGTTCTCGTCGTTGTCCAGATCGGGGCGGTTCATGCTCTCAAGGATGGCGTGTGTGAGCTCGTGCCAGAAGGTTTCGTGCAGTGCGGAGAGCTTGAGGGGGATGCCGTGGTACGACTTACGCGCCAGTGTGATGGTGCGCTTGCCGTAGTGGACCTCACCCATGTACAGCCGCTCGCGCATCGTTTCCGCCACGTCAACGCTGTACCAGTTGCTGCCAACCTTGATCTTCTTTGGTAGTGCTAGTTCTTTCATTTGCTTTCTCCTTTAAAAAATGGTGCCAGCTCTGCGGGTTTGGGATAAGGGCGTTGCGTGCTTCCAGCAATTCGTTGATCCAATACGCAAGCGTTTCCAACTTGTCGTCTCGCGTCATGCCTTCGTACGCATCAAGAAACACAACGTCGCCCTGACCCCACTTCGGGGTGTACATGAGCTTTGCAATCTGCTGTCTGCGTTTCATACATCAACCCTTTGCCAAACCATACCGGCGGTGTGCACCCACCTCTGAGTTCAGCGGTATGCCCGGCAGGTATGCCGGTTCCTTGACCATCTGCTCCCATACCCATGTCGTTGCTTCTTCAACCTCGGCATCAGGCACCACGCACAGCAGTTCGTCATGCACTGTGCCCACCACGGGGTACTTCTTCGCTACCCGCAGCATGCCATCTGTCATCACGACACGGGCTGTTCCCTGCACGATGTTGTTCACAATCTTCCCGGCATACAGCTTCGTTGGCTTTTCGCCCTCGGCTCCGTACACCCAACCGTTGCTCTCTTTATCTTTGCGTAAATCTGCGTATTTGACTGACATCCCGGAGGGCAAGACGATCTCGCCTTTCCTGAACGTAATGCATTTATACACCACCTCGTCGCCGCCCACAAGACATTTCTCCAACAGCTTGCTGCACATATCCCAGAAGCTCACCACAGGGTGCGCCGTGGACCGGTAGATGTCGATAATCTTCTTGGCTGCCACGCAGTGTGTCAGCAGCTCCTTGTCGGTGCAGGTGCGGGGAATCTTTCGGAGCTTCTCGACGTTGTCGTCCCACCCAAGAAAGCGCTCAATGTAGTCGGCGTCTACGCCCAGCTTCTTCGCAAACGCCTTGTCGTAGCGTACGGGAGGTGCGCCAAGGAATCCAACGAGAAGCTGGGCAGCGAAAGACGCCCAGCCAAGCCCGTACCCGCAGCCAAGTAGCGCCGACTTTGCAGACTGTCGCAGGTCTGGATGGCTCTCTTTTGAAAGGCCGGGTATGTTGAACATCTGAGCGCCGAAAGCGGCGTAAGCGTCACTGCCAGAGCGGAAGATGTCGAGCATATCTTCGTAATCCGCAAACCACGCAAGTACTCGCGGCTCAATTTGCGAAAGGTCCCCAACGACAAGCTGGTGCCCCACCGGTGCCATGATCGCTTTGCGTAGGAACGAACCTCGCTTGAGGTTTTGCATGTTGATGGCACTGCCTTTAGCCGCCGTCCAACGGCCAGACTTCGCGCCGTAGTACGCGAGCGGAACAGGTAACGCGCCGCGTTGGCTGATG